ATATGTCCATCACTGGCGTAGGCCCAATCTCCCTTGAAATATACGCATTCCATTGCGGGACGGTTATCGTCCTTTGCGCAAGCCAAAAACATTTGTACGTTCTTGTCAAAGTTGTAAGAACCTTCTTTTCTCTTTCCCATATCATTAATATTTAATATTATATTTTCTTCTTTCGTATTGTGGGACATACCCTTTGCAAGGAGTATTCCCGTCAAGTAAGGCCGATTCCGGCCTCACAGTTTCCCCATCTCTTTTAGACGGGTATGTCCAGTGCTTCTGCCGTTGATGGCAAAGGCAATGTCTTTTAGAGCAAGCCTCATTGAGGCAGTATTTAATATCTCTCATTTCTTTTATAGGTTTCCAGCTTCTTGACCTCCTTTTTAAGGAGTCTGGCCGCATCCATGTATTTGACGCTGCCATAAGAGGCGGTAGTAATAATGTTGGTATGCCTCACGATCTTATCGATAAGGTAATTTGGAGGCCTGTCGCTTTTTCTCATGACTAAAAATTCGATAGGTTTCTCATGAAATCGTATTCGGATATATCCAGAAGGAATACCGAGAAAAGCACGTCCTTCACACGCTCGTAGAGATCCATGAACTCGGCCTCGTCCATCTTGTCGAAGGCTATCGACTTGGGAATCTCTATCCATTCCTTACGTGATATGCTATAGGCCGTATCGCAATGCCCGGCGGCGATCTCTACGGTCTTCCGGAAGCACTCCACGCTTTCCTTGAAATGCGCCGCGATCTTCTCGTTCTGGTAAGACCATGCGCAATTTATCAAGGCGAAATACTTCCTATGGAAATCTATGTTCCGTGCCAGCGTTATCTTGGCCTTGTAGATCTTACCTAGCTTGAGCTTTTTCTTCTCGTCATAGTCGGAATCATAGCATGGCCTCAATCCGCTGGCGGTGTTGAGCAAGTATAGTTCCATGATTAAAAGGGGAGATCCGAATCATCGACCGATGGGGCGTTGTTGATATCCTCCGGTGAGGGAATGTTGCTCTTGAACGTGGATTCCATCAAGTCACCTATGCCATAATAAACGCCTTCCTTTCGCTCCTCTTTCCTTGGGGCGCAAGACACATAATGCGTATAGGTGCGGTTGTCGAACGTGACAGGCTCTTTTTTCTCCCCGATCGAGATATTGAGGAAGATCTTCTCTCCCTTGGCCGTCATTACTTTTTTCATCAACTCCTTCGGTATGTCGCTCAAGCATATTGAGCCGTATAAATTTGCCATATTTATTGTTTATTAAAAGTTATAGAGTAACTGGTTTTTGCCATCCGTATCGCCGGATGAATCGTGTATATCTCCCCGGTCTCGTCATCAATGACCGTGGTATTATCCGGCACCGTCTTCAGGAACGCCTCCCGTTCTTTTATCTTGGCATCGAGAAGCATCCTTTCCTCGACCAGCCTAGCGTAGACCGGATCATTGCAATTGGAGTGGTCGTAGGATACGCCTGTCTCCTTTATCTTGACCGTGGCCCCGTTCCAAGAGCGCTCCTTCCCGTATTTCTCGATCTCGGAAAGGACGGCGTCCTTCATCCGGTCATCGTCCAGCGTCCTCTTGATGGTCTCTTGCATCGCCTTTAACTTGACGACGTGTGATACGGGATCTACCTCTCCTTCCAGTACCGGGTTCAAAAGGTCTACTGATAAAGCCTCGATCTCGCTTTTCGTTAGCGGGGTCTTGCCGCTTAGCTCTAGTTCTTTGCTCATGACAGGTTATTGTTTATTTTATAGTTGTTGTATATCTCGATAATGGATTCCAATTCCACCTTCCCGACGATGTAGGACTTGTTTATAAGGCTCTCCACGGAGAAAGGCTGGTTGGATTCCTTGGCCTTCTTCTCGTTCTTGTATATCCACTTAGATATGGATTCCATGGCGCTCTCATTGTTTATATGATCTCTCGTAAGCTCTTTCTTCTCGTTGGAGTTAGCCTTTTTAGGCTGCTCCTTTTGGGCGGTATTACCGCTCGCTATGTTAGCGTCCTCGTCATCGTCTGCCACGATGCCTAGGATGGCACAAAAGGCGTATCTCTTGGCGTAAGTGATGGCCGATCCTATGGATTGAGCGTCCGCCGTATTGGATGGCATCCTTACCTTGGACGATATCCATTGACCGGAGGAATGAAGCAGTATGGTCCGGATAGAGTAATCATCCTCTATTAGCTGACATACTGAAAGTTCATTGTCGGCTAATGGCTGTTTCGCCGCCCTTTTGCATTCGGATAGGTCCGCATACTTAAACTTGTACTCTCCTCCTGTTTTAGTCCTTACCTTGACCTCGGAATTGAGGCTTGGTTGCTCTAGCGATCCTTGGAACTTGGCCAACGCTATCGCTAATTTGTCAATCTCTTCTGATTTGTCCATGTTATCGTGTATTTAAATTCGTCAGCCTCCGGGAGTCGAACCCGGACTAAGACCATCGGCCGCCCTTCCCTCACTACCGTGTCCCTTTCCACCGGGCCAATGATATCGTCATGGCCTACCACTTGTCTAGGATATCGGTTGCCGGTCTGGGTAGGGGTTGCACCTCGTAAGGGTAAGGTGTTACCAATTATAAGAATCGAGCAGGAGCCTAAGATCCTCCATGCTTTCCTCATATTCCTCGTTGTCTTCCTCCCCGTCGTACTCCGGTTCGCCGTCGGGGTCTTTGATGTAGATGTCTCTCATGCGCTCCATCGATAAGCAAGGAATTGAATTTATTCGATCTCGATAATCTCGAATTTTCCTTTCTTTATATATATCTTATGATTGTAGTAATCTTTGACTATTCCATGATCGGAAACTGTGTTTATGTTCCCTGTGCAATCCTCTACATATGAGTTATTGTAAGCCTCGACCGTGGCAGAGTCGTAAGCCTCGACCGTGGCAGAGCCGCAAGCCTTGACCGTGGCAGAGTCGTAAGCCTTGACCGTGGCAGAGTCGTAAGCCTTGACCGTGGCAGAGCCGCAAGCCTTGACCGTGGCAGAGCCGTAAGCCTCGACCGTGGCAGAGCCGCAAGCCTCGACCGTGGCAGAGCCGTAAGCCTCGACCGTGGCAGAGCCGCAAGCAAATGATTTAACATTAGAGGTGTGTTCTTTTCTTGTGTAAATGTCAGCTTCGGTTAATTCCTCCTCAGTAAAGTTTTCTTCTAGGTAATTTGCGTCAATCATCTTGGACGTACTCAAGACCCAATACCAATTATCGGTTATTGCTTTCAGCAAATCTTGTTTGCTTTTTGCGTTTAACCCCATCCTGTATCCATCTTGGCAAGCGTTATGTTTTTTAGCCCTTTCAAGCAGATCTTCTTTTAATTCTTCGAATGTCTTCATTTATTTATTATTTATTAGTTCTACAATATCTTTTCTTATCTCTATTAGTTCTTCTTTGCTAAGTGTCTTTAATTCGTCTAGGATACCGTCCTTCCTCGATCGATTCGGTCTTGATGGGGCTTGTACCACGTACAACACCCCGAAATCATTTATCTGACTCATAAGTCATTATAACTATTTGGTGTACCACAATAAAGATTGATATGATCGCTAAGATCAAGAGGTGAATATTGAAAGGTTTTTCGTACCACTCAAATATTGACACTATTGATATCAGCCCTAGTACGGTAGCGGCGATCATCCTTAACGAGAAGATGATAATGCTCTTTATGGCCCGGAATATCTTCCAGAACCATGCTTGGTTTTTCTTTATCATATGTTGTTG